CGTTAAAGGCATCGACCGGGCTGACCTGATCTGGAAACTTCTGCCGACGCTCTGCACGCTGGCGCTCACGATCTGCCCGCGCACGCTCGGCCTGCTCGGCGGCCAGACGATGCTGCTCCGCCCGGCGGTCGATCTCCTGCCGGATCGCGCTGCCGGCATCCAGACGCAGCGTGCCAGCGCGGATCACGCGGTGCTGGTAGAAGATCGGGGTGATGTCTGGGTTGCGTTTAGCCAGCGGAACGTTGGGCAGGTAGATCGGCTGGCCGCAGCGTGCCAGCGCGCCGTCAGGGTGTATGCCATTGGCATGGAGCAGATCGAACAGGGCTGTCTGGGCGGCCTCATACTCGGCCCCGGTCAGCACGCCCGCCAGCGGCAGCAGGACGCGCCATTTGCGGTTCTCTGGGGTTGCGCCGGATGATGAGTAGGCCAGCAGGCTGACAGGGCCGCAGACGGCCTCTACGGCGGCCAGCACGTCGTCCAAGCTCGGGTTGCCCCGGTCGATGTCGAGGGCCAGCATGCGGAACACACCATGCTCACGCTGTGCGTCGTGGGAGCGGCCATCGTGTTCGCGGTAGGTCGATGGGATGAAGAAGTCGGCGTCTACCTTTTCCTTGGCCTGCGGCGAGGCTGCCATGCGGGCGATCTCGGCCCAAGAGATGCCGGGATAGGCTTGGCCGGGCTTGTCGATGAGCGTGTAGAAAGAGCCGGGGGCTGTCAGAAAGCGGATGTCAGACATTGTGGCCACCGCTGCACTTGCCACCAGATATAGACTGCATTAAAGTATTCCTTGTGTTGGGTTGCTCTCACACATCTTGGAACCTGCTCCTCCTCGGTTCCGCCTGCCTTACTTGAACCCCGGCGCGTTGGTCTCACGCCGGGGTTCTTCTTTGTCAAAATGGGATTTCGTCGTCCAGTTCCTGCTTGATGCTTTCGCGCTTGTGTTCATCCAGCGGCTTGCGGGCCTGCTCAAACGGATCGGCTTTGCTCTCGACCGTGTCGAAATCATCCATGCCGCCGTCGCCATAGCGGGCTTCGGTGACCTGCACCGCGTCTAGCAGGAGGCTGATGCCGCCGACGCCTTCAGGGTCGACCACTGCGACGGCCCATGCGCGCACGGTGCCTTTGGAGCCGCCCCAGAAGTTTAAATCGGCGATAGGCTGCTTCTGGCCGTCGATCACGTTGGGTGCCTTGTTGAGGGTGCCATCCTTCTTCACGCCGTTCCGCTTGGCGGTGAACTGGATGATGCCCGTCTCGTTGCCGTGTTCGTCCTTCAGCTTCTTCATACCGAAGACCTTGCTGAACTGGGGCAGCTTGCTGTTGCGTGCGCGGGAAGCGTCATAGTGGGCGCGCAATTCGTCGAACAGGGGCTTGGCCTGATCTCTGGGCATCTCGAAGGCCACGGACCAAGCCGCGTTGGATGCCGTCTGCGCGCAGGGTTCGCTGGCCTGCTTCTGGGTGTTGAAGCGGTAGGTGCCGTTTAATTTCAGGTATTGCAGTGTGACGTTTTTCGCCAACACTTTGAGAAAGTCGGTATTATCAGCCATTGGTTTGCTCCTCTTTGGCTTGGATTAGAAATCGACGGTCTCGGTGAAGATATCGTCGTCGGCGGTCTCGGTCTGCCAACGCGGCAGGTCGATAGTGTTAATCAGCGGCCAGCCCGTTGTGAAGTCGGAAACGGCGATGGCGTTGCTGATCTTTTGGAGGGTCTGGGTCACGATCATGTCGGCGTGTTCCAGATAGCGGTCGGTGAGAGCGTGCAAACCGACAGCGTGCGGCGGCTCTTTCTCGACAGCGATGAAGATGAAGGTGTCGGCCTTGTAGCCTGCCGACCGAAGTGCGCGTAAGTAAAAGGAGCTTTGCACGTCATACGCATACTTCCGCAATTCACGCGGGAAGCCGTCTGGGCTGGCGTCGGTGGTGGTCTTCAGATCGAACACAATACCATAGTCCGGCAGGTAGCCGTCTGGCCTGCATTTGATCTCGGTGCCTGTGGCCGGATCGATGCCGAAGAAGCTGGCCTCGGCCACGAAGGTCGGATCGCCGAGATACTGTTCGACGACCGGGTGAGCCTTGGCAGCATCCGCGATGCGGGCGGCCAGATCGAAGTCGCCTTCGGGGAGCAGGATTTGGCCATCCAGATCGGCGGCAAGCTGCGCCTCTTTCCACTTGTTGCCACGGCGATCCTCGGGGCCGCGCAGGACGAGGTTCTTTTGCGGCTCCAGCACCAGAGCGTGAACGGCGCTGCCCAAGGCGAAGGCAGAGGTTTCCTTGCGGGCCTTGCCCTTCCAGTGTGCCAGCGACTTGGTGTGGACCGCCTTCACGTCGGATGACGAGATCGCGGGGTGGGCGTGGTATTCCTTGTTGGTGAGATCAGTTTTCATAGTCATAACCGCCATTCAACAAAGAACTTGTTGCTGGATCAAAATAGCAAAGAATACGGAACACATAGTCGGAAAGGTCTCGCTTCGACAGCCACGGAGCATTTCCGTCGTGATAAAAGAACACATCGTCACATGGATTAGCTACGCGGTGCATCTGACCGTATTGGTCATAATCGACCCAATGCTCATATCTGCATGCAACACCGATAGGCTTGTATTCCCTGTTGACGATAAGTCCTCCGTCAATGAGATACGGCATCACCGTTCGCAAGTAGAGGCGTGAACTTTTGCTGGTGCTGATTACCCTGCTTTCTGGGCTGCCGTAGAACTGCTCAACAGTCGAAAGCACAATATCTGACCCACAAGGGATCTCTGTCCTATCGAGCCGATAAGTCTTATAGCCATGCTTGGCTATCGTGTTCAAAAACCAGCGCGGGGCATGATCTTCGCGAAAGTTTACGTTCATCATCACTTCTTCCTCCATCGATGATAGGTCAGTAAGGGTGCGGTTCACTATTTGGTCTCCTCAAAAATGTTCGTTTCCATGCGGTACTCCATGTCCTCTGGAATGGCTTCGCGGAATTCTTTGATCTGCCAGAACGCTTCATAAGCAGATTTCAGATCGACACCATCACGCACCACCAGTGAAATGAATGTGGACATGACGTAATGTCTGGCCCGCAGCCCCTTCATTCTTCTGACATCAAAAAACGCTGCGCCAGTTGTCATTTGGTAAAGCCCTGCCCAATCAGGTCGGCCACTTTGGATAAGGTGGCCAACCTTTACATCCTTGCTATGGCGGTTGTAGGCGATCAGTGCATCTTTGAGCATTATTCCTTTGGTCATTGCTTTCCCTTTCCATAGAGTGCGATCAGAGCCGCCTCGGCCCTGCCGTCGTCCTTCACCCGCTTCCACTGGTCCGAGCAGTCGGGGAAGTATTGGCTGGCCAACGCGCGGCTAGCGTTCTTGTCGGTCGATAGCCGCATGGTCTTCTTCCACGCCGACGGGTCCACCTCAAACGTCGGCACGCCGCCGAAGAACAGGCACGCCTTCAGTTCACCGTACGCGACAGCGATGGTGACTGCATTTTTGATCCCTATCATTCTTGGAAAATAGGGTCGCTCCAGCCAACAGCACTTGACCGGGCCGAAGGCCGCGATGAGGCCCATCTTCTCGTCCAGCGTGCCGGGCATGTCGTAGGTTTTGACCTGCATGTCGTCAGTGTCGAGGAGAGCGATGGCTCCGCTTTTGCCGGGGTCGATGCCGATTATGTATGACATCAGGGTGCCACCGCGATCTCGCCGCCGCAGGCCAGATAGCCGCAGCCGTCGATCCAGTTGTCCGCGTGGGCCGGGTTTGACTTGGCGCGGGCCAGCTTCAGCAGGGTCATCATCACGGCCACGTCATGGGCTTTGATGTTGCGCCCGAGGTGGGCCGACCAGTACGCGGCGATCAGGCCGAAGTTGGCCTCGGCGTCACCATGTGTTCCTTGCCGATCCTTCGTGACGTATTCCTTGGCGGTGTCGAGGATGTCGGCCCGGTTCACTTGGACACCCATTCTTCTTCGAACCGCAAATCCTCAATGCCGGTTATGTCTGCCAAGCGGTGGCGGTAGACGGCGGACGGAACAACGCGGCCTGTCATCCAGCGGGACAGGCTGGATGATGCCACTGGCACTTTTCTTGCGAGCCAGCCAAGTTTGCGCCCGTCCTGCGCGCACCATAGCCGGATTTGAGTTTGGGCCATCATTGGCGTTCTCCTATGTTTCGGTGCCGTAGGCTTATGGTGTAAAAAAGTATGCGTCAAGCGTAAATATTTGCTTGCACAGGCTCTCGCACCGTGTAGGGTGTCCATGCAAACTAGCAAACAAGGAGAAACCCAAATGAAAATCCGTGACATCGCCGCCGACCTGATCGGCATCCTGTGCATCTTCGGCCTGCTCTACGCTGGCTTCCTCTTCGGCTTCGGGATGGGGTGGTGAGATGGCTGTTAGACTTGGAGCAATGGACACCCACATCGTGCTGACCGCGCTGTGGGATTACCGCGAGACGCTGACGATCTACAACGACACTAGGCCCACGCCGGAACTCAAAGACAAGATCGACAGCGTTGACCGCCTTATTGAAAGCTACAAGAAATCATACTTCGCCTTGGACAGATTGGGGATCATGTAATGACCAAAGAAGAATGCCGCGCCTACATTGCCCGCAAGCAGGAGCAGATCGACGATCTAGAAAAGAGATACGGCACTGGCGTCAGGCCGTCATGGGTCGGGGAAGAGATTATGATCCTGATCCACTATCAGCGCGACGCCGAAAACCAACTTGCATATCTGGAGAAAAACAATGCAACCGACTGAACTGATCGTAACCAACCGCCTCGCCACTGGCACCACCTTCGCCGTGCTATCCAGCGACATGACGCAAAACGTGTTCATCCCGTCCAAGCTGGCGCTTGATGCCAGCCTGCGTCCCGGCCAGAAGGTCATGGCGCAGATCGTGCCAAACATGAGCCAGCCGGAGAAGACGCCTTGGCTGGCGATCTCGCTGGAAGACGCAAAGCCGCTGTCCACACGGACGCTGGCTGCTCGGATCAAGGAAGAGTTGGCTGGCGGTGCAGCTACGACTTACGAACTGGCATCCATACTTGGTGCCAGCTTCGATGATGTGTTGGCCGAGTTGATCGAAATGCGCTTGCCCAGCACAAACCTGTGGGCTTTGGACATGCACGAACTGACGGAGGTGCAGGCATGATGTTCTGGCGCAAGAGAGAGGCGGTCATGCCGCATCGTGACGTGCAGGCAGAGGCGGCACTGGCGATCAGCAACGCGGCGCAGGTTCTGCCAGCAGGGAGGTTCATGGCCCTCGTTTACTGGGCCATCGTGGAGAACCGCCAGATCAGCGTCGAGGACATCGACGCGCTGGCCAATCGGCTGTCGCGGGCGGCTTGGGAACGGGGGCGGAGATGAGCAAACAGGTCAAGATCAAAAGCCTGATCTGGCGCGACGTGACCATCCCAGAAGGCGCAACTGGCGGCCTATGGCTTGTCGCATATAGCATCGTCGGCACATACGAACTGCACCGCTT